CTACCGACACCCAGCAATAATTGCTTCCAAATGGGACTCATATGCTCGGCCGCGCGGCCAGTCCCGCGCCAACGCCAGGACGATCTCGCCATCCGTTGCCGCTGGCGCCAGCTGGTCGAACTCATAGACCGGCCGCCTCGGCAGCACCTTTACACATGGTGTAAAGACAGGGACTTCGACCCGCTGCACTACCGGCGGCGCGCTGCCACACCCGGCCAGCAGCAATACAAGCATCCATTTCATCGCACGCCCTCCAGTAGCAGCCTGACGGCCGGCATCGCCTCATCGCAGGTCGTGGCGCGCGCGCCAGCGATCCGCGCCAGGGCCGCGTCATACTTCTTGCCCTTGGCAACGGCGGCCGCCTGCGCGACAGCGCCGCGCTCCTGCGCCGCTAGGGTTGCCTTGGCCATGCCATCGATGGCGCGGTTTTGCTCGGTGATCGACGCCCGCAGCGCAGCGCTGACGCCCTGCTCCTGCACCAGCGCAGCGCGCGCGGTGTCACGGTCGCCAGCGGCCAGCCACCAGCCGGCGCCGGTGGAGCTGGCCACCAGCAGCAGCGCGGCGGCAAGGATGACGGCGGCGGCCTTCCAGATACCGCTGACGGCGGCGCCCGCCAGCGCGCTGATGGCGCTCAAGATGCCCGCCAATCTGGCATTTCAACAGTCTGGCTAGCCAGCTCATGGTAGCAATCGCCGAGAAACTGGATCCGACCATCGATGACGAATGAATGGCACACCTCCGGCGGATCCCCCTCTTCTTTCACAAATGACGAATCGACCGCGCGACCTGTCGTGACCAGCACAGAAGGCGAAAACGTTGGTCTATCGCCGTTGCCATTGAACGACCAGGCGGGGCCGGACCAGCCTTGTCCGGCTTCGTGGACGACGTGATCATAGCTGCAACCGGGGCAATGAAACATCAGCCCGCCCAGCTGGCTGCGCCAAAGCTTGCTGCCCAGGGCGCTCACGGCCGCACCTGCAAGATGCCAGCGCGCGTGCCATGGCGGTCAATGGTGATGATGCGGTTGATCGGCTTGGCCACCATCTTCGTGCTGACGTGTATCCAGGTCAGTTCGTTGATGATCTGGCCGATGCCGAACTCGTCCAGCTTGGGCAATAGCGCCTGGCATACCTGGTACGGCGTCATGCGCAGCGCCTTGAAGTCGGCCGCCATGCCGCGCACATGGTCGCTGCCATCGCTGCTGCCAATGCCGCGATTCACCGGAATCGAGCGGTAGCCGCTGATATTGGTCAGCGGCGTGTCGATGCCTGCGCAGGCCGTCAGGTAGTTGCGGATGCGCTGGAGCATCTCGGCCGTGCGCTGCAGTTCGGTCAGCACAGCGGGCGGTGGCGTATTATCGACACCGTGGCGCGCGGCCCAGTCGGAGGCGGTCAGTTCCTGCAGGGTGAAATTCTTGGTCAGGTTCACAGGCCACCCCGCACGTCCTTGAAGTCGGCGGCCGCATCGCGCGCCAGCTCGCCGATATCCTTGTCGCGGCGCTTGTCGAACCATCGTACGGTGGCGCCCAGTATCCACCAGGCAGGCAAGCCAGCGGCGACCATCAGCGGCGCGGCGATGAATAGGAAGCCAAAGGCCGGATCGCTGCCGTACAGCACGGCCACGGCGCGTGCGCTGTCGAACAGGCCCGGCATCCAGTTGCGCACGACTACGACCAGGGCTGGACCCATCAGGGCGGAAAACAGAATGGTGACGAAGAAGCGCACGAAGGCTTCCTTGGCAGATTTAGGCCACATGAACATGAATCCCAGTGAGGTTGCGGCAGCGCCGGCGAGGACCGGGATGCCAAAAATTTTAATCAATGCGCCGCCGGCGGCGGTTGTTTCGATGGCCATGTAGTGCCTTTCAGGTGGTGGAAATGAAAAAACCCGCCGAAGCGGGTTTATGGTGGAGTGCTGCGCTAAAAATTATGGAGTTGCTGGCTCAGCGTACGGCGGGAAAGCAGGTGCGCCGTCGATAGGTGGGTCCTCCTGTTCCGGCGTATTGCCTTCCGCCAACCAGGATAAATAAGCCTGGTAGTCTTGATTCTCAGGGTCCCGTGGTACATAGGCGTTATCGGCCAAGCGAATAACGTATGCACCATTTAATTGTTTATACATCATAGCTCCGCAATTCTAATGACAGTGAATGATCCGTTGGCCATAAGCATAACCGCGTCACCTGCGACGTATCGCGTGGTGGAGTAGCCAACGCGGATTGAAAGTCCAGATGGCCCGTAACCCGGCTGATCCGGCCCCGTAACCATTTCCCCTCCCAGCCTTGACAACGCTCCAGAAAATGAGAGAGTAGGTGACACTCGCATCGCGCCCGACAGCGGCACCAAAACGTACGCGGTATCAGTGCTATACGCCTGCCCAGTGCCGACAACCACGTTATGGCCGAACGCATCCCTCCTGTAGTAGTACTGACAAAGGCTGAGCTCTAGGCTATATGGCCTGCGCTCTAACGGGGTTGCAGTGTTTGCTATCTCTAGCTGCACATTTGCAAGCCCCCCTTCCTGCCCAGCACCGAAAGCTAGGGGGGCGTTTGCGCCTATAGGGAACACCGCTAAACCCGTAGTCGCTGCTGCGGGAACTGCAAACCGCGCTGTAACACGAGTCCACGCGGCATTTGGTATTGTTGCCACTGGGTCTAGCGAGGGGATGAACGTTATGGCCTGCCACGAGTCTTCTGCCCCTGTGGAGTACCCTAGTTGCGGGGCAATGCTCCTACTTGCCCCTGTGGACTGATATACAAGAAAAGATAAGACGACAGCAGTGCCAGCCATGTCTTGGCAGTTTATAGCCTCGATGCGCTGCTGTGCCTGTACGTAAGTGTTACCAGCAGCCCCTGCCCATGTTAGCGCTCGGAGCTTGCCATCAATATCTAATGGCCGTTGCTCCCAGTTCACCGCAGTCCCTGCCGAGATTAAGTGCCACCGATCTAAGGAGATACCAAACCAGACGCTCGCCCCGCTGATTCCACGTTGAGCCACACGCATACAGCCGTTATGGATGCGGTTTTTCATGCCCGTACTGTTTATGCTCGCCTTTAAATCCAGCGCAGCTTTTTGCTCAGTGCTGACCGGCTTGTCTGCGTCCGCAGTATTGTCGACAGCCCCCAGCCCCACATCGGCCTTGCTGCCCGATGTGGCCACGGCTGCCAACACGGGCTTGTTCTTGATTTCTTTGACCGAGCCCGGCGCCGCGTTCCAGTCGGGCTGAATTGGCAGCAGCTGCCCTTCAGCCAACTGATTGAGCTTGTCTAGCCAGTCCCGCATGCCAGGAGTAAAAATATCTGCCATTACAGTTCCTCGATATCAAGCGATGTTGCATAGGTTTTAAAGTACGGCGCCGAAATGGCGGCCAGTTCGCTGAGGCGGCCATATAGCTGGTGGGTTTGCTCCAACTCAGGATCAGCATCATCGGGAAACAGGCTCACCAGAATCGGCAGGCGCTTTCCGCTGCCGCGCACCAGGCGCCAGACTGCAGCGCGATCTGTCGGCGTCATGTGATCGAGCGGCAACGACAGCTTGCGGTAGCTGCAGCCAGCCTCGACGCCCTGCTCGCCGGAAGCCTTGCGGTACTGGGTCGACGTGTCGACGGGCGTCACGCTGGCGCCGTAGCTGGCGTTGTTATCAGGCTCCCAGTAGTTCCCCATCACCAGGCGCGAGCACTCGATGTAGCCAGCGGGGTTGCCGGGGTCGGCCAGCTCGATCACAAAATAGCGCGCGGTCTGGCGCGGGAACCAGGCCCGCGCATAGGTGCCACCACCAAATGAAAAGGCATTGACTGCCAGCGCCGTGGCTCCCCAGTCCCAAGCGCCCAGCGGCGCGTAGGCGCATGCCAGCACTAGGCCGGTATCGATCACCGGAACAGCATCCCCGGACGCGGTATAGCCGCGCACACGGATCTTGGCATTCGAAGTCAGGTTGCAGAACGGCAGGACCACGACGCCTATAATCTCGCCCAGCGGCAGCGTGGCGGTAATGGTCAGCGCCGTGCCGACAGAGCGCAGCACGGCTGACTTGCGTTCTCGCTGCAGGTTGCTCGGGCCAAGCGCGCCGGCCTGGCTCGATGCGGTGAGCGCCGCGCGGTCGGCAGCGTTGTCGTAGATGATGCGAAGATTTCCCATTTACGACGCCTCCTGCCAGATCACCGCCTCGATGGCGGTGTGTGATGTGGCCGCATCGAGTTGCTCGCGCAATGCCTGGCCTTGGTCGACGATACGCTGCACATGCAGTCCGGCCGCCGCGCCCAGCGCCATGGTGCTGGCACCGTCGAACGTACGGGTGGTATTGTCGGCCAGCACCCATGTCACGCTGTACGGCTCGCCTGCGGCAACAGCCATCATGGCCAGCATGGCGGCGCCCGTGATGCGGCCAATCGACACGGCGTCGCTATCGAACCGCGCGCCGCCAAACGTGAAGCCGCCGGCCAATGCCGCATCGCGCGCTGCTTTGATCAACGCCCATCGCCGCTGGCGACATGCGTCGATGGTGCTGTCATTCTCGACCCATGCCGGCGCCACACCATTCCAACGCAATACCGCTGTGGGGCTTGGCGGGTTGCCGAAAACCAGAGGCCGCTGCCAGGGGAAGTACTCGATCCCCTCTTCCTCATTCGGTGGTGGTGGCAAAGGCCCGGTAAAATCGGCTGGATCTGGACGGCCGCACGCATACAGCACGCGGCCATCGGCATCCACGGCAATAAATTGTGTCATGTGAAATTCACTATAAAGTTGAAAGACCGGGTTTGCGTTTGCCCGGTGTTGGTGTCGGTGCAGGTGCAAATGGCGTAGAGGTCAAATTCGCCGGTCACGCCGCGCCCGGAAACCCCCGGCAGTACCTGCGCATTGGTGTAATTGTTTGTCGACACCCAGGCAAAGGTGCTGCCCTCCAAGCGCCATAGATAGCTGAAACTCCCGCTGCCATTGGTCGCCACTGCCGTATAAGTGCCGGCGAAACCGTCTACGGTATTGCGCCCCATCGTGAAGTAGTTGCCGGATGCGCTAGGGGAAATGACCAGATCAAAACTGGCAATTTTTGGATTGACGACATATAAATTATTGCCATCCCATCGGATACCAGCACCTCCACCTTGGCCCAGGCTGAATTTGGGGATGCCTACGTCAATGCCCAGCCAAAATCCATTTCCGACGTTGAAGCCCGTCTGCCCCGAGGAAATGGAGCCGCCGGGAGCAATCGTCACGGCGCCAAACGAACCGGTTACGGCCGAGAGTTTCCCCGAGTAGCTGGCCTGGCCGCCCTCCACCTTCAGTCCCGGCATATAAAGGTTGCCATCTGCCCGGGCCTCAAAGTATTTCCCCGTGCTGTAGCAGCCCATGAGCAGCCCAGCGGAACTAAGGTGGAAACCGCCGAGGCCATTGGTGGGCCATGCGTAGTCCTTGGTCAGGTACCCAGGGCCGCCATAGATCGTGACCGCCCTCAAGGTGCCCGCCGTAACCTCCCCGAGATCCGCACTGATCGCGCTCAGCCTTCCCACTTTCAATGCATTCAGGTACGGCGCGCTCCACAAGGTCGTGCCGCTGGCCGGGTTGAAAATCCCATCAGACCGGTACAGCGATTCGCCCGCGGCGAATTCTTGCGGCGAGCCCTCCCATACAGTGCCTGCGCCCCAAGTGTTGAGCGGCGGGTACGATGTGCTTCCGGCCGTGCTGATCGTTGCCGGCGCGCTGGCCAGCGAGGATAAGCTGGTCTTGCTGTAGCAGACGCGCGTGGAGTTGCCAGTCACGCCATCGAAAATCTTGCTCACCGTCTGGCTGGCGGTGTAGGTCAGGCCATCGACCACGATGCGGGCCGTGATCACGGTCGTATTGCTGGCCATGTCTGCGTAGCGCAGCGTTGCGACGTTGCCTGCAAGTTCGAGCACGCTGCCATCGCTGGTGCTGATATCGACCGTCCCCGCCATATTCAGCATTGCCGCCGTGAACGTGATGGCTGCCGGGCTGGCCAAGCCCGTTGCCGCTACCTTGAACGCCTGCCCCGTGGCCGCCAGCAGCAGCACGCGGTCAGTGGCCGGCGCGAAGCGCGGCACGGTGTTCATGATGATGTTGTCGCGCTCTCCTGCAATGGTCCTCATACCAGCACCCCCACGGTGACACGGCCGGTCAGCCAATAGCGCGACAGCAACACCACCACACCCGGCAAACCATCCTGCAGGCCGAAGCGCGCATCGCGCAGCAGCACAGGCTGCCCCAGTTCAAGCATCATTAATTCAGGCTCCCCGTCAAGTTCATAAATGGTGCGCGGCACCTTGTTCATCGCCAGGCGCCGCGCCGCCTCGGCCCGCGCATCGGCGCGCGATTTGAGGCACGTCTCGATCTGCACCGGGTCATCGGTCAAGCGGTAGCGCGCACGCACCGCAGCATCGACCACTGTTTCGGTCAGCCATTCTGCGGCATACAGCTCGGCATGCGCCGGCGGCAGCGAGGTGACAAGGCCGGCCTGCACTGTGTAGTTGAGGTCAAAGGCGATCTTGACGGCAGCGGCCACAGGCAGACGCTGGACCGGGCGCAACGAGTGCTCCAGCATCTGGTCCGGCCCGATCTCAATCGGCACGCCGATAGCGGGCAAGGTGATTTGCACCAGGCGCAACTTGCCCGTGCGCGACATTAGCGCCTGGGCGCCCACACTGGCCGCCAGTTGCTGGATGGCCTGCGCCTGGTTCGTTCGGTCCGCAACGTACAGGCCCACCTTTTGCGGGTGAGCGGCGTCGAAGGCGGCTAGGTTGTCCAGGTCCAGGTCATCCAGAGTGAAGCGGTCAGCTGCCTTGCCGTAGCCGGTGGCAATGCGCTGCACCAGCGGCGCGATGCGCGGAGCGTAGCCGCCAACGTTGTCGCCCTGCACGCTGACGGTGACAGCGTTGGCCAGCGGGTTGATCGGCAGCGTGAAGCGCCCCGTGGCGGCATTGACAACGGTCGGCACCGGCTTGCCGCTGGTGCGCGCCTCGTCATTGACGAACCACTCGACCGGCCCCAAAAATCCATACTCCGGAGTATTTGGGTTGATCAGCAACGGCGTCACGTTGTGACATTCGCCGAACGGAATCGGCAAGATTGCGTCCTTGTTTGGCGACGTGCCGCCCAGCTTGGCCTCGGTGATGGGCGTATTTAAGCGCTGCATCTTGTCGCGCAGCACCAGGTTGATGGTTTCCCGACTGGAACTGCCAACGTCATCAATGATGCCGTCAAACACTAGGCGGAAGTCGGCGCGCGGCCAACTAGGGTCGCCAGCCCAGGCTTTGATGGCACGGTTGCGCCAGACATCAAGCAACCAGCCATCAAGCGCGCCATCGCCGTTGTCCAGCTCAATGTCGCCACCCGATAGACCAGCTTCACCCGTCAAGCTGACCTGCTCGGTGAAAGCCAGGCCGCCAGTGGCCAGCGGCAGATACTCGGTGTTGGCTGGCACTTCGGTCGGCCCGGTGACGTACGGCCGCGAGGCGATGTAACGCGTCACCTCGCTGCCTGCCACGTTCACCTGCGCCTCAATCAGCACCATGCGGGTGGCTGACGGGCTTTGCAGCCATTGTAGAAATTGCTCATCGGTCATGCGTATTCACCTTTCACTGTATTGGCCCAGGCTGAGCCCTTGGCTGATTTGTCGACACCAGCCACAACCGTTTTCGCCGCTTTGTCGTTCGATTCGACGGTGGCCTGGATGGTGGCGCCGGTTTGCTTGTCCTGATCGGCACGGTGCGCAGCCACTTCCGCGCGCAGCAGCTTGATCTCGGCCACCAGGGCGTCGGTGTTGCCGCCGCCCTGGCTTGGTGCGCCACCGAAGTAGCGGCGCATGACTGCAGCAGCTTGTGCATCCATAACCACTTCGCCGCGGTGCAGCTCGGCCGCGTAGCCGTCAAACGGCACGTTGGCCAAGCCGCCGGCATGGGAGCCGTCGAACTTCACGCCCAGGCCAGTCGCCGTGCCCATCGCCGCATGCAGGTTGGCGATGGCTTGCGCCACCGTCAGCACGCTGTCGTTGATGGTGATCAGGCCCGACACCTGGGCCTTGAGGGCATCCAGGCTGGCCTGCTGCACGTCGACCTGGGCCGAGGCCCATTTCAATGCCTCGTTGTTGGCGGCCACCACACGGGCGTAATCTGCCGCGTAGCGAGCATCCGTAGCGTTGACCACCTGCGAGGCCGTCAGGAATGCCTGCTCGGCAGCCGACAGGCCGGACTGCGCCGTCGTGTCGCCGGCATTGGCCGCCGCCAGGGTCTTCTCGAACTGGGCGCGCGCCTCGGCGTACTTCTGCTCCGGCGTCAGGATGGACTGGTTGCCCAGGGCCATGCTGGCGTTCAGGCCATTGAGCGTGGTCACCCACGATTTCGACTTGTCGAGCGCAGCCTTGGCGGCGGTCGATTCGGTTTCGTAGGCTTTGGCCAGCGCATCCTTGGCCGAAACAACAGCCTTGGCGGCCTGCACCTGGTCGAACAGCGCACGGTTGACGGCGGCGATGCTGGAGCGCTGGATGGCCAGCAGTTCAGTTTCGCTTTTCGTCAATTCGTTCAGCTGCTGCAGCAAATCCTTGCGCTCGCTGGCGATTTCGCTGGCAGTCTTGTTCACTGCCGAGAGATCCCCGGTTGCCGCCGCCAGCTCAGCTGCGTAATCGGCAGCCTTCTTGAATGGTTCAGCAATGGCGATCAGCTGCGCATACATGGCCTGGCCAGCGGCCGTGTTCAAGTCCTGCGCCAGCACCAGGGCCTTGAACTGCTCGCTAGTCGTTACGCTGGATTGGCCCAGGGCGGCCATGGCCTGCTGTACCGATTTGGTAATCGGCGCCATCTGTTCGGCCTCGCTCAGGAAGTTCTGCACGAAATAGCTGGTGCCACTGGTCAGCTTGTCAAGACCGCCAGTTGCGGCAATCAAGCCTTCGCTGAGCGCCACCGCGCCCAGGCCGGTCGTGTTGAACGACTTGCCCAGCACGGCCAATACGTCGGACACCTGCATGTAGTCGTTGGTGACGCGCACCAGCGTTTCCAGATAGCCTTCGCCGACAGCCTGGTATTGCTGCAGGCCGCCCACGCCAAACTTGGCCATGTCGTCGCCCATCTTGGAAAATGCGGTTTCCAGTGCTTTCTGCTGCTTTTCGCCCGTTAGCCCTTTCAGGCTGATCTTGCCCAGATCGACGACGAAAGTATTCAATTTGGCATTAAAAACATCGCCGCCCATGCCCAACACATCCGCTGCACTGCGGATCGTATTGCCCATGCTGCTGATGATCATGCTGAACTGCTGGTTCATTTCGGTCGACAGGGCAGCTACCTGGGTGCTGTCCTTGCTGCTGTAGCTGATGCCAAACGCCTTTTTCTTCGTATTGACATCAGCGTATGCCTGGGCCGTGAAGCCTAGCGCATCGACATTGCCCAGCGACATGGTCTTTCCGGTAATGCCCTGATCTTTGATGGAAGTGGAAGTGTTGAACAGTTTCGACACTACACCGCCCAGCACCGCCCCAAGCACGGCGCCAACGGCCAGGCCCAGCGGACCACCAATGGCGGCCATGCCCATGCCTAGGTATGTACCAAGCGCTGCGCCACCAACTCCCCCAGCAGCAACACCAGCGACGGTACCCAGGGTGCCGCCCAGCACTTTGGTGCCAGTCTGCACACCAGCTGCCGCACCGCCGCCTTCGGCCGTGACGCCCGAGCGCGCCAGCAGGTTGCCCAGATTGCCGATGCCGGCCACCATCTGCTTGAGCGAGGCATCCATGGAAATGGTGTGCACCAGGCCCAGCCCGGAATTCTTTTCCATGATGGCCAGGCTGTGGGCAATCGATTCCGATTTCGCGGACGAGTCGCCCAGCACCGAGCCGGTGCCGTTGGCAGCCTGGCGTTGTTCGGATACGCTGACGCTGCCGCCGCCTACGCCGCCCAGCATCTTGGCGCCGATGGCCACCACGGCCGCAAGTGTCGCGGCACCAGCGGCCAAGTTCATTGGGAACGGCAGCGAGGCCAAGGCCTTCACCACGGCCGTAATGCCCCAGGCGCTGGCTTCGGTTGCGGCCAGGCCTGTCGACGCGGCACTGGCAGCAGCCTCACCGCCCACCTTGGTGGCGTTTAGCGTCAGGTTGGCTGCCACCTCGGCTTCTTTGAAGAAGATCTTTTTGACCATCGATTCGACAGCCATCGCCATTTCGTAGGCCCGGAAAGCTTTTTCAGCGGTCTGCATCACCTTGTAGCCGGTGCTGTTTTCCTTGAAGAAGCCCTTGGCGGCGCTGGCCATGTCGCCGTACGACCGCACCTGCGCCTGCGCGCCCTGCTGCGCGGCCATGGCCTGCGCCTTGGCGATCTTGGTCGGATCGCCGGCGGCAGCCTTCATCGACGATGCGAGCTCCGCCGCGATGGCAGCTTGGCCGCGCGAAAAGCCGGTCAAGGCAGTGGTCATGCCGCCAATCGCTGAGCCCACGGCGCCAAAGCTGGCAGCCATGCCCGATGCGGCGTCCTTGGCTGCATTGTCGACCGCCGTCAGGATATCGAGCAGTTCCTTGGCTTTCGTTACATCGGATCCAGCATTAAGCGCGCCCAGCGTAGCCGCCGTGGTCGCCTTTTCCTTTTGCAGGCCGATCATGCGCATCAGGTGATTGACCTCCGCTTCGTCCAGGTCAAGGTCTTGCGGGCCGCGCCGCGCCAGGCGGTCTTCCAGGCGGGCCAGCGTCAGCGCCTCGATCTGCGCCTTGGTCAGGCCGAAGGTGGCGATCGCCTGCTTGTTGGCCTCGATCTCGTCGAACACCGACGCGGCATGCTTGTCGCGCTCTTCCTTCAATTCCTGAATCGCCTTCTTCACGCTCTTGCCCGACAGCAGCAGAGCGTCTTCGGCAGCGACCTGGGCGATCAGCACGCGCGCGCGCTCGATGTCGGCCGTGTTCAATTTGGTCTTGTCGGCCAGGATGGCTGCATTCAGCTTGACCGTCATTTTTTGCGCATCGGTCATGCTGCTAAAGCCAAGCGCTTCGAGCTTGTTGGCCTCCAGTTTCTCTTGGATGGAGGCGACCAGGGTCTTGTAGGCGTTTTCTTCCTGCTTCAAGGCCTTGGCCGCGCTCTTGTCGGCATACTTCAAATTAATGCGCCCCAGCATCTCAGCGTACTGTGCAGCATTCATGTTGCGCGATTTCAGGTCCGCGATCTCGGCGGCGCGCTGCTCCTCACGGGTAGCGTAGATCTTTTTCCACTCGTTATAGGCTTCTTGCCCCATCATTTTCTCGGCGGCCGCGCCTTTCTCGCGCGATTTTGCGATTTTCGCGTTTATTACAGCAATTTCCTTATCAATTTCTCGCATCAGGTCCAATGCCATGCTCGAAGACGTACCCCTTGCCCCTTGTTCATACGCCGCACGACGGCGTTCTAAAGCTGCCAATTGCGCGTACGCATCCGCATATTTCTCGGCTTCTTCTTTCTTAACGCCTTTTCCCCGTAGGGCTATGATCGCTTCGTATTTCTCGATTTGCTTGTCGAGCACCTTATTGATGCGGATGGTGCCTTCCTCCAAGGATTCCACCGCCTCGACATTCGCCTTTTTCGCCGTCTTACCGAACGACTGCCACGCCAGGATCAACGCCCCGATCAGCAGGATTGCTGCGCCAAGTGGGCCACCAAGAAATGCTGTGGCTGCGCTGAGACCTCGCATGGCCCCCGCCAGTACGCCGGTGGCCCCGGCGAGGCCTGCTTTTGCTGCCGCCTGAGTGGTATCTGCCACTGCAATCTGTTCGCTAATCCTTTTTTGTTGCACGCCAAGGATAGCCAACTCTTTCAGCATGGCCGAACGGGCCGCTTCCGCCACAGCTAGTTCCGCCGTAGAAGTGCGCAGCACCATCAAAGCGTAGCTCTGTGCGCCAGCGGCTTCTGCCGCAACGATAGCGGCCTGGGCCGCACGAATATTTGCCTGAGCTTGGGACAGGCGCGCAATGGCTTCCGCGCGCGCTTCAACTATCGCCACCTGGGTGACAGCAAGTTGCGCCACTTTCGCGTCGGCCGCTACTACATCAGCCTGCATTTGTGCCACCGTTGCGGCGCGCAGCGCAATGCTCGCAGAAACCTGCTCATACGTTTTAGTCACCCATGTTGTCAACCAGGTACCGATCTGGTACGCAGTCAAAGTCTTGAGGATAATGACCAAGCCATCCAAATTCTCAGAAAGAAATTGAATGGCGCCAGTAATAAGCGCCACAGTACCGTTGGCCTGCGCCTGCATGCCGAAAAACTCCAGCATTTCATTCTTCAGCACCGTGAATGCGCCAGATATCGTCTGGATATTCTTGCTTTCCTCGCGCAACGATTCCAGCGCCTTCGGCAACACTGTGGCCATGATGTTGGAAGTGATCAGCCCCTCGCCTGCCATCGCCTTGAGCGCGCCCACCGGCAGGCCCATGCCGTCAGCCAGCGCCTTCATCAGGCGCGGCGCCGCCTCGTTCACCGCATTGAATTCCTCGCCGCGCAGCGTGCCGGAGGCGAATGCCTGCGACAACTGCAGCTGGGCCGATGCCGACTCAGTCGCCGTGGCGCCGCTCACGCGCAGCGCCAGGTTGACGGTCTCGGTAATGGCAGCCACTTGCTTTTGCGTTGTCCCGAGCTCCCGCGTGCCGTTGGCAATTCGGGCATACAGCACCCCCGTGCTGGCCAGATCCTGCTGCGAGGTCTTCGCAATGCGTTTGACGGCGTCGTAGGACGCGGCATAATCGGCCACTGACGTCGATGCCAGGCGCAGCTGGGCCGTGAACTTGGCGTATTCATCGGCCATCTTGATGATTTCGGCCAGGCCCGCACCGATACCGATGCCGGCCAGTGCCGTCTTCATGGCATTGGCGGCCGCGTTGATCCTGTCCTGTGTCTCCGTGACGACGCGGCGCGCCTGGGTCATATCATTCTGAAGCCGCGCAATGTCCGCCCGCAGGCGGATCTCCATGTCTCCGACAATCATTGCTTTTCCAATAACAAAAGGCCACCTCGCGGGCGGCATGAACGAAAAAAAACCCGCTGGCGGCGGGCGATTGGTATGTGATATTTACCGGTGATGCCTTGTAGTAATGCCGTTGCTACGGCCTTTATTGCAAAAACAGTTTCAGCGTGAGCGCCAAGCCTGCGCATGCAGAGCCGATGGCTATTCCAGTTGCCGCAATCACCGCAGCGGCAGCAAGCCGCTTACCTACAATCCCAGCATCCTTTGGGTTCATCTTTCCCTCCACCTTCACTTTATTTTTCGGGGTATACTTCACGTAAATTCACTTTCAAATTTGGCTTGATTGCTGAATTAAAAAAGCCCGAGACGTTTGCGCGTTCGGGCTTTTTGCTTTTTTCTTGCTATGCAAGAAACAACTCAAGGGCACGTGCTGATGTGCGGCGCCGCTACCACCAGCGAACCGCTTTCACAAGACCCTGTGACGAGAGCATCAGAATGGCGGCTCCAATGCTGAACTGAATCCACTTGTTTTTTACGAGTTCCATAATTGCCCCTTTTCCAAGCGCCTTGAAAATTCCAAGTAATACGGTAAAATCCATAAATGTTCTTTCGTAGTGGTGTACGACTGAATTAAAAAAGCCCGAGACGTTTGCGCGTTCGGGCTTTTTGCTTTTTTAGTGCTATGCAAGGAACAACTCCAGGGCGCGCGCTGCAGCGCGGCCTTGACTGGCGCGCAGCGGTGCCGACTCGCCCCATGGTGGTGGGCAATCGGTCTTACTGGCCTTGTGCGATTCGGCCACATAATCTGCTGACAGCCGGCGCAGCAGCCGGGCCTCCCACGGCTCCAGATCGACACCCGTGGCCAGCTGCCATGCCGCCATTTCAGCAAACGTCACCGGCACGGCGCCCATGCCGCCGGCCATCGCCGGGCCAAACTCATACAGGTAACCCAGCAGGTGCTGACCACAGTCGACAGGCGGCATTTCCACGTCGACCTTGCGCGCCAGCATTTCTTCGCGCCGGCTGGGCGCTTCTTCGTCATCCCGGCTGCCGGCGCGCCGCTCCTGATTTGGCCGAGCCGGTACCGCATTCAGCCAGGCGCCATGCCGGACAAACAGGCTTAGCTGTTCGCCGACGGCTTCGTAAAATTTGCCCAGTCATTCAGGTGGGCGTTGAGCTGCGAGTTGACGAAGCCCAGTTCGAGATCGGAATACACGGCCTTGTACAGCGCCTCGCCGGCCAGGCTGTCGATTTCGATGTTTTCGAACGATGCCGTGCAGGCCGCCAGAGTATTGGCCGCTTCTTCGGTGCGCTCTTCAGCGCTCTGTTTGTCCTTGCCCTTTTTCTTCATGCGGTCCATCAGCGCGCTGGTGTTGACGGCCGTGACCTTGGCAAATTGTTTCGAACCCGGGCCATACAGGGTGACGCGCATCGGACGGCTCAGGTCCGGCTTGCCGTCGGCGCCATCGGCATACATCAGTTCGTCGTTGCCGTCTTTCAGGTGGACGACGGAGGTGGCGGCAACTGCATATTTTTTGATCGACATGGTGGTTTCTTTCTTCGAGGGTAGGTAAATGCCCGTGCCAAGCCCGCCCGCCCCTCGAAGGGCGAAGCGGACCCGGTCGGTGCTGGGGTGGCCTGTGGCCGTGATGGTTGCCGCTTACGCGGTGAGGGTGTCGCTCTGGCGCAGCAGAGTGAAAGCGCCCTTGACGGTGTCGTTGCTGCCGCCCAGGTTTTCGACAAACTTCATCACCTGGGCGGTGAAGTAGCGAATGCCGCCACCCTGTTTGACGACCTTGAACGCCGGAATGGTGTAGTCGTTGGCCGCCGCTTCGATCAGGATCTGGCCGGCGTCGTCTTCGACCCAGGCGCATTCCATTTCTGCATTTGGCAGCTTGTAGCTGCCTTTCTTTTCGCGGTCGTGCGCGTTGCTGACGGTCGACAGCGTCGAGGTGCTGTACTCGCGCCCCTTTACACCACCCACGTTGGTGATGTCGCCCACCTCGATCCAGGTGAGGGCCGCATAAGCCGCCACCGTATCAGCAGCGGGGCGGGTCGCGCAGACGTACAGCTTGGTGCCCGCAACTGTCTCGAAATCATTTTCGAATGCCATTTTGATACCTTTCATTAAAAAAGCCCGCACGCAGGATTGCGGTACGGGCGGGCTGGAAAACCTGTGGTCGTAAAAAAACCGGCTTAGCCGGTCAGGTGAATTGCAGTGATGGTTGTAGTTTTTTGTCTATTTCGGCCAGCCTTGCTGCCAGTGGCGGCTTGCGCGACTGGTGCTCTTGCAACCCCTTCCCGCACATGCTGGCAAATCTAGCTTGCGCATCGACGGCAGCCTTGGCTTCGAACCATGCTGCCATTAGCGAACGGTTCGGCCCGGACTGAGCTTCGAGCTGGTCCAGCACCCAGGCGCGGAACTCAACGCCTTTGCGAGTGCGGGCGAACATGCCAATCAGGTGCGCGCCGCGCAAACTGAATAGACGGGCCTCGGCCGTAATGCCCGAGAACCCCGAAACCGGGGTCTCGACGAGCGCGGTCATGGAAGCCCGGAATTCCGTGCTATGGACTTGATAGATGCGCGACACCTTATCGCTACGGCTGTAGCCCAGCGCGGCTGCGATATCCGCAGCCGTGAGCCATGTCTGCCCGTCGCGCTCGATGATGCGCAGCTTTTTCCCATCGAATGTCAATTCACTCATATCGCCTTTCTGTGCCCATGGGGCGTAAAAAAAGCCGCACAAGACGGCTGTTGCTGTATTTTTACATCTAATTTTCTTCGACAAAGACCACCTTGAAGTCGCGCGACTGCTGATAAATGCCTGCATCGTCGTCGATAATGTCGGGGCCGACCACGTCGCGCATCACGCTGCGCACGGCAATACCTGCCACCGTGCCGGTATGCGCACCCGCGCCCAGCTTAGCGGCCTGCAGCACGGCCTTCTGGTCTGCATAGGTGCCGGCGTGCACCGTGAGCTGGACGCGCGCGGTGACCTGGACGGCGCGCTGGCCCAGCGACACGGTGGGCAGTTCACCCCGCCTGATCTCCGTCAGGCCAATGGCCGGCAGCGGCGTGCCCTGCGGCACGGTACCAGCCACGATGCGAGCGGCCGGTACCAAGGCCAGCACCGGAGCATGCGCGATCAGCAGCGCGCGGATCACTTTGATGGCGCTCATTTCTTGCTGCGCGCCTTGCCAGCGGCCGCCGGCGCCGGTGCTGCCTCGGCAATGATGGCTGCCACTTCGACGGCTTCGTCGCGTCGGAAATAGGCAGCAGCACGGCGCTGCCCGCGCGCGGCGTCGGTCATGGTGTATTCAGCGCCGGCCTGCAGTTCGATCACGGTCACGCCATCGATCGAGCCGGGCATGGTTTTCAGCATCTTGATTTTCATGGTGGTCCTAATCGGTTTCAGCCGCTGGCACATTGATGCCTTCGGCGGTCAGGCGCTTGCGGATCTGTGCGCCCACGGCGGCGATGGCGGCGTCCGGCTTGGTGTCGAACGCCGGGCGAATGAAGGGGTGCGCCTTGGCGCCCGGGTGGTGCACCACCCGGGCGCGGGTCTGGCCAATGACCAGGGCGCCCTTCTTTTTCGGCACGATCTTGTGCGGCTTGGTGCCGAACTCGACCATGTGGCCATACCAGGCGCGCTTGTTGCCTACGCGCACGGATGCCGACACTTTGCCGCCCTTGGCCTTGGTGACCACGCGCACGCTGCGGCGAAGCTCGCCGCTATCGACCGGGATGTTTTCCTGCACCTCGGCCTTGAACACGTTGGCGCCCTGGCGCAGCGCCGAGCGCATGATGTTGCGCTCGATCTTGGCCGGCAGGGACTTGAGGAAGTCGTCCAGCGCCTTGCCGCCGGTGATGTTGCGGTCGTCTGCCATTATTGCCCCTGGGTTGAATACTGCTCGATGGTCATTTCCAGCCATTCCCGGCGGCCGATCTCGGCCGGGCCACCAACGATCTGGAAAACCACATCGGTGTCGCCATGCAGCGTGATGCGCATGTCGGACGTGATGCCGCGCAGGTAGCGCATGCGCAGGCGCGCCGGGCGCGTGGCCACAGCCAGGCCGTCTTGAACCGTTTCCGACTTACTGGGCAAGGCATCCTGCACCTGGGCCGGCACGCGCGCGGCGAACGGCGCCCAGCCGCCAGGCTGCGGTCCATATTCGCCTTCAATCATACCTGGGCGCTCGAAGGTGACGCGCCGATCCAGTTGGCCGGCGCGCATCAGATGCCATTCCCGATGCGGTGCGGGCGCAGCAGCTCGCGCGCGCCAAGCGGCAACTGCGCCACCGATACGGCCAGCACACTGTCCTCGCGGTTTTCGTACATATCGCCGAACAATTTCAGGATGCCGACCTTGATATCGTCCGTGATGACCATGGGGAATAGGCCGGCGGTACCGGCGTCGACAGCCGCCGCCATCGTTTCCGCATCGGCGTACACCTGGCGGTTCAGGTAGGTCAGCGCGGCGCTTTCGGCGGCCGACAGGATCAGGGGGATCACGTCGTCCTCGTCGGTGCCGACGATGCGCTGATAGCCCTTGGCCAGATCAGGTGTCAGGAACATGGATTACTTGTCCTTTTTCTTCGACTCGACCGGTTCAGGCACTTCAAGCACTCCCAGGCTCAGCGCCGCGTCGACCAGCTCGAGCGGGCATTCGTCGCCCGGTTGGAACGTTTCGGGATAGATTTCGCCGTCGCGCACGCCACGGAACTCTTTGCTGAAAATCATGGTGATTCCTTTCGAGGGTCGCACCGGGCCTGGCAGACCCGGTGCTGGTGGTTTAGGCTGCGACCGTCAAGGCCTTGAGCACGTCGGGGTTCATCAGGCCGCCGCCGACGCGCTTGGTGGTGTAGAAGTGCACGTACGGCTTGTTGGTAAACGGGTCGCGCAGCACGCGCACGCCGGTGCGGTCGACGATCATGTAGCCGCGCTTGAAGTCGCCAAACACGATCGGTTTGGAGTTGGCGGCGACGTCGGGCATGCCCGCCATCTCGGCAATGCCATAACCCAACACAGTCGCGGGGGCGCCCGCTTCGAAAGACGGCTGCCACAGGTAATTGCCCTGGCCGTCTTTCAGTTTGCGGATGGCCGCCTGCGTGTTGCGGTTCATCGCCGCACGTGCATTGGCTGTATACTCGCCCGGCAGGGCATACACCAGGTCGATCAGGCCGTCGGCGGTCAGCGTCGACGCCGCACCGCTCTTGACGGTCTTGATGTCGCCCCATGGGTGGGCCGCCGCGTTGGCGCCGCCGGTGATGTAGGTCAGCAAGCCGTTCGGTTTGTTGGTGCCATTGCCGGTCAGGAAGGCAACACCTTCCTGGATCGAAAACTCGGTTTCGACTTCCGACGCCAGCCATGCTTCCAGGTTCACAGCGGAATCATCCAGCATCTGCTGTGTAGCGGCCGGGTTCGCGTACAGCTCGCCCGTGTTGTAGGCCAGGCTGCCGAGCGTCGGTCCGTTGGTTTCAGGACGTAGCGCCGTTTCGCCCACCCAACCAGAATTCGTGCCGCGGTTGTTGAACAGCTTGCTGAAACCATTGGTGCTGATGTTCTGGATGAAGCACAAGGCGCGCATCGGCGAGACCACCAGCAGGCGGTCGGTGATGGTGCGGTCCCATTCGACCGGCGCCAGGTAACCGCCTTCGCTGGCCGTGCCCTTGTTCAGCGAGGCCTGCACTTCACCCTTCTTGAAGTGCGCACTGAAGGCTTCGGTATATTCCTTGTCCTTCAGAGCGCCGGTGGCGCTGTTCATTTGCGCCGCAACGATTTTTTCATTTGCGGCATCGACAGCGGCCTGCAATTTGGCGATGTCGGCATTGATGTTGTCTACCTTCAGTGCCTGCAGCGCGTCGGCGTTACCCTTCTTGATTTCGTCCAGCTGCTTGGTGTGCTCGGCCTTGAAATCGTGGAAGGCCTTGTTCACGCCTTCGATCAGCGCATTCACTTCGCCGTCGGCGCGCACGGCAACAATGCCGCGCGGGATGGGTTGGCCGGCCTGGGCGGCGTGCGCCGTCAGGGCGCTGGCGATCATCGCCGTGGCGATGCCGGTCATCATTACTTTTTTCATTTGGTGCCTTTCAGATTGTTGATCAGGGTTTGCAGTGACGCTGCTACTTCTTTCGTGCCAGCGCTCGGCATGGCGTTTTTTCCAGCAGCGCCCGGCGTGCCAGAAAACAAGGACTTGATGGCTTCGCGGCGCACCGAACGGGAATGCCCCGCCCGGGCCATGGCCGCTTCCACCATCGCAAGATATTTCGTGTCGGCGCTGGCCTCGGGATCGTGGCCCATCTGCTCGCGCGCCAGGATTCCGCTGGCAAAGCCTTGCTCGACGGCTTGGGCTGCGCCCAGCCAGCTTTCCTTGTCCATCATGGAGGCCGCTTCGGCCGCGCTTAGCCCGGAACGGGCGGCGTAAACCGAGGCCATGGCCGCATCGAACGGTGCCAGCTGCTCGGATGCCTTGATCATGTCGTGGCGGTTGCCGATCGCCATTGCCCATGCGTTATGGATCATCAGGAATGCGCCGTCGCCCATCAGGATCTCGTCACCGGCCATGGCGATCACGGAGGCGGCCGAGGCGGCGATGCCCATCACCTTGACGGTCACCTTGGCCTTGTGCTCGCGCAGCAGGTTATAGATGGCCACTCCCTGGAAGAAGTCGCCGCCAGGCGAATTGACGTTCACCGTCACGTCGCGCGCGCCGATATTGCGCAGTGCGGCCGAAATGCGCTTGGCGGTCACGCCCTCGCCGTCATGCGACTCGCCGATGCGGTCATAGATCGAAATGCTGGCGCCGTTGTCTTCCGCAGCGGCGCGAATGCCCGGCTCCCAGCGCTCGAGCGCATCAGGGCGCATGTCGAACTGGATGGCGCTCAGGCCCTGGGCGGCGTTGATCTCAGGCAGTTTTAACAGGGTCATTGGGTGTCTTCGCTTGGTTGGCGGGCGCGCGCAGCTCGTCGGCGCCCTTGTCGGTGGATCGCGCCAGGTCTTGCAGCTCGCGCACTTCGTTTTGCGTCATCCATGGCGCGTGGCCACCGGAGCCCAGCGCCTTGGTAAAGAATTCGGCCTGGTCCTTCAGGGTGCCGCGCAGCAGCGCGCGCTCGTTGAACTTGGCGCGCAGCTTCTTGTTGTCGTCCTTCGACAGCAACGTGCGCTCGATGCCCTGCTCCCAGATCGTGAACCAGTGCTGCAGCGAGAACTGGATGAACAGGATGGCCAGCTGCTCGATGCCACTGCCCCAAGAGGTATCGTCCATCATCAACAGCGGGCGCGGCACGCCCATGGCGCGGGCAATTTCCTCGATCTGGTGGTTGCGGTTCTCTATGTGCTGGGCGTCAGCGGCCGTCGTGGCCCACTGCTCAGCCTTCAGGCCCTCTTCCAGGATCATCCACTTGCCTGCATTCTCGGCGCCGGTCTTCTCGTTGATCGAGTCTTGCAAACGCCCAAAGGCTTTGTCGGTGAGCGCGCCTGCCGCCGAGAGCGCCCCGCCGGCCATGACGCCATTCTTGAACAGGCGTGCTGCAGCCTTCTCGGCCTGCTGCGCGATGCCGATGGCTTCATGCGCCAGGCGCACGCGGGACAGGCCCGTCACGCCATCTTCGGACAGGTCGCGCAGGTGGAATACCTCTTCCGCCGGCAGCGGGACTTGGTGTCCATCCTTGCGGGTGTACGTATAGACCATGTTCCAGCTGTCATCCAACTCAGCCTTGACGCGGCCCGGACACATCGGAATCAGGCGTAATACCTGGCCGCGCGACCAGATCACGCGTGCATAGGCATTGCCGTGCATCATCACGCGCAGCTGCATCAGCGCCTTGAATTCGTAGGCGGTCTGCCAGCTGTTCGGCTTGGCCTTCAAAATGTCGTACAGCGGGTGCTCGGTGGCATAGCGTTTCTCGTCGCCGCGCTCGACCAGGTTGAGCGGCAGCATGCCGATCGATTCCGAGATCAGCGTCACGCAGCGCAGCAGGGCCATGTTCTGCAGCGCCTTCGACGCGTTGACGTAAGCGCCCGAGGCGGTTTCGCCACCCGTGCGCATGAAGGCCAGCAGGTCGGGATCGTCCAGGCCGGCAAACAGGTGTCCGGTCGACGCCTGGATACTCGGCGCCACCGGTGCTGCGGCGGCCGGCTCCGAGACTTCGCTCACATCGCTTGGGCGTGACTGTGCCTCCGGCGCTGCTGCTGGCCGGAAGAAATCTAAAATGCTCATGGGTTAAACAGTCCTTATGCCGCGCGATTCATACACCGAGCCACCTTGCGCCGGCGGATTCAGTTCCATCAAAGAGACAGCGTCGAAGGCCGCCATCAGCGGGTCGATCTTGGCGGACCCGGACGCCTGCTTGGTAATCAAGATGGCGTTACCTCGCGGCTCGACCTTGGCATTGCCCACGCACCAGGCCATCATCGGCTGGCCGCCGTGTTCGATCACGCCCTCGGCCAGCTTACGCTCGGTGGTCTTGATCGCGCCGCCGAGGCGCCAGCCCTGCGAAATGGCGACAATTTTTTCCTGCGGTATACCGGCCTCGACCATCGCATCGAGAATGGCGCCGATGCCGGCCGAATCACAGCCGACCTTGTCGAGCAGCCCGGATTGCTCCACTTGCAGCACGGCCGCCGCCACCTGCTCGACGTCCTCGCCGATGCGCTCGACCAGCACCAGGTCGCCCTGCTTGGCGAAATCCTCGAATCGGGCGGCCTCGATTTTGCGCCGCTCCATCACCGAAGGGTGCGCCCATGCCCGGGTCCACAGAAGCCAGCGGCGCGTTTCGCGCTCGCGGCCGATTACTGCCAGGCCCAGCAGGTCGTCCAGTCCACCGCCATCGATGCCGACGGTGGCCACTTCGCTGCGCGCCAGCAACTCGTCCAGGGTCAGCGCCGGGCGCAAGCCCTGCTGCTCCCAAAAGTCGGCGCCAGGCCAGCGGTTCGACATCAGCGCCAGGCCGATCTGCACATTCAAGTGCTTGGCCAGGAAGCCGCGGAATTCCACTTCGCCCTTTTCCTGCGCCTGGCGGAAGCCTCGCTCGATGAATTCCTCATCGACCGACGTTCCCATATTCGGGTTCGTCACGTAGGCGTTCGCCACTTCTCGGTGCGCACCTGCCTTGAGCATGCTCTCCGGGAACTCATACAGCAACGGGTAAAACGCCGGGTCATGAATCCGGCCATCGCGCACGCCGCGCGCATACAGAAGCCGCGACAGAAATGCGCCGGCCGGTGGATCGTCCGACTGCGTGGTCGCAAAGATCACAAATCCCTCGGGCCGCGAGGCCAGGCCGCCAGTCGCCTCCAGCAGCATGGCGTCTGCGCGCGGGTTTTTACCGAATAGCCACAACTCGTCGACAAACACGCCGATCGCCTTCTTGCCCGACACTGTTTCGCCGTCGGCGGCCACCACCTTGAGCGTGGCGTTGGTGGTCAGGTGCGTGATGGTGCGGATATGATCCTGCACCTTCAACAGCACAGCCAACTCGTCGTCGGCGCGGATCATGGCCGCCATCGGTTTGTAGCTGTTGTCTGCCACCTCTTTCGTAGGCGCCAGGACGATGTATTCCCCTTCCAAGCGCCAGTTCAGCAGCAGCGCCGTGATCATGATCCCGGCGGCAATCGTCGACTTGCCGTTTTTCTTGCTGATCAAGAGCATGAACTCCTTGATCAGCCGGCGCCCGGTCTCGGCGTTGTAGGCGCCGAAGATCGCCGCCACGAAATCGAGCACCCACTCACGCACCACGTCGCCCATGCGCGGACTGCCCGGCGCATCGACCATGCGCAGCTCTTTGAAAATCGCCAGCGCTGCCTCGGCCTGGTCAGGATAGAGCGGTGGGCACGGCGTTAGCGGCAAGCCAGCGACTATGCGCGTCTCCCAGTCGTGGCATGCTGTGCTCCACTCCGGGTATGGCGTCATTTACCGCCACCTGATACCAGGCGCGGCGGTGCTGGCGGCGCGCCGAACCGCCCACTGGCAGCTTTCTGCGCCGCATCCAATTTTTCCTCTTTCTTGCCGGTCTCGCCTGGCTTCTTGTGCACGAAGGGCATCAGCGCCTTGGCGGCATCAATGCGCAGCTTCTCGCCCAGTTCAATATCGTTCATCGCTGCCATCAGGAACGTTTTTGGGTCCGTGTGCTGCAACGCGCGGTTCAAATCGAACGTTGGGCGTGGCGACGGAGCGGCTGGCGGCAGCGCCGCAGGCGTACCAGGGACGACATTGGTGCGCGCCGCCTTCAGGTACTCGGCCACGGCCGGATCTTTAACAAGACGCGAGCCAGCAGCCGATGCCGTGGCCGCGCTGTACCCGGCCACAATCGCCGCATCCTTATTGCTGCGGCCAGCCAAAACGGCATCGGCGAACGCACGCTTTTTGCCTGTTAAAGCCATTAACAAAATCCTCAGTGAGGGAAAAATTCTGCGCGTGGGAGAGGACGCGGTCTAGGTCGGCGAGGGGTCGAGGACTTTTCACTCCCCCCTCCCCCCCCTCCCCTGGTATTGCTTTTTTGAAATGTTTCTCTTGATCAGTGTTATTATTTTGCAACATGTGAAATATTTTCTTTTTGGAACATTTCTTGATATTGCTTTTGTGCCATCTATTCGCCGCTCCGTTGGGCCGCCTCTTCGCGCTGCTTGTCTGCGCTATGGTGCATGCCGCACAGCGACTGCCAGTTGGCCTTATTCCAGAACAGCGCTTGGTCGCCTCGATGCGGCTCGATGTGATCGACCACGGACGCCATAGGCACAGCCAGACCCACGTCTGCACAGTGCAAAATGGCCGTGCTGGGCGCCATGTCACGAATGGCGGCATAGAGCGGATCACGCAGGCAATACACGCAAAACGGGTGGCTGCGCAAATAGCCGACACGGGCCTTCTGCCAGGCGTAGCCGTAGCCGCGCTTGGTGCTGCTAGCAGTAGACGAGCGCCACGAGCTTGCGGCCAGCACTGGAACGCTGCCAGGCAGAACTGCAAGGCGAGACTTCAGGGTGGTGAGGTGCACCATCAGATGGCTACCGGCTTGAACGTCAAGCCCTTGCGAATCCAGTAGTCGACTCGATCCATGTTCGGCTCAACATCGAGTAGGAAGGACAGTGCGCGAACCGTGTTCAGATAGGGGAAAAGCCACCATGCTACGCGAATCTCGATATGCCCCACGGTGACGCTCACTCTTGGCCACCCAGGCTGGCACAGCGCACGTCTGCTGCGGCAACGCTGGCGTAGGATTCGGCGTCGGGGAGGCCGGCGCCGGTTTCGGTGATAATGGTCATGGGATTTAGCCTACTTTGCGCATTTCAAAACCTTGTACCGTCATGGTCCCGCTTCCGCCCACCAGGGTTCCAACCTCCGCGCGCATGAACATGGAGGCGTTGCCGCTGCCGCTGTAAGGCGGGACCACGAAACGCGGCGTCTTGAGGTGCAGCGTGTGGTTGCCATCCGGGATAGAAGTTGAATCAGTGAAAAGCCCGTAATGCGACCGCGCCGCCGTACCGTCGTTGATGTTCGCCCGGATACTTACGAATTGCAGATTCACCCCGTTTGCAATCACTACCTTTGCCCTGCCTTCGAGAATGTCACCGGGCTGTAGCTGGAATGTCGTCCAGTTACCACTTGCAATGAAGTCGTCGTACAAGTAGTGAGTTGTAAGCGCGGTCATTATGCAAGATGGGTCTGAGCGGCTCTGCCCGTTCGCCAGCGCGCGCGCTGCCTTGGACCAGCTTCCGCCGGCAGTGGTCATGCCGGTCGGGGTCGTTGTTCCACCCTGCATGAGCGGATTACACAAGCCCGCGATGTTGAAGCAAACTCCAGTTGGATTGTTCACCCGGTCAAAGATATCAGACTGCAGCGTAGCAAATTTCAGTTGCGGCTGAATACCGCGTGCGATGTAGTAATTCGCTATCGCCATGCCTTCGAGCCAGGCGCCCCGGCCGTTCGGGTGTAGCACCGAGTCATACATCAGGGCGGGGATGCAGTTGCCGAACGCCGTGGTGTTGTCGCCATATACTTCGCTCACCGGGATGAACTCAATGGCGCCAGAAAGCGACAGTTGGTACAGCCATTCGTTCAGGTGTTGATTCTGCTGCTTTGCCGCCGTAGTGGCGACATCGTTTCCGCGCGGGCGAATTCCAGTATGCACGGGAATGATGCCCATCGCCCGGAGTGCTTGAAACAGCGCGCTGTAGTTCGCCTTAATCTGGCTGATGGTGAACAGGCCGCTATTGGTATCATTTGTGCCGCACGACAGGAACACGCGGGAATACCGGCGCGTCGCATGCCGCGCCGCCAGGGCTGGGAGTTGGGTAGCGATGATCGCGTCGATGGTCGATCCGTACACTGCGACGTTGTCGGTTGGCTCAAAATTCCATGGCCACCCGAGATAAGAAAGCGCCACGCAAACAGGCCCGCGCTGATTGTAGCTCAAGTTGCCGGCGATGATGCTCGTGCTCTGCTGAGCGATCGAGTCGCCCATGATAGCGACGTTCGAACCGTAGAACTGTGGGGTTTGCACTCCCGCACCTGGGATTGCCAGCGGCGCGCCATATCCGTCGAACTGAAGAATAGTCGGTACCAGCACCGCATCCCCAGCCGTCGCGGCAACACTCCCTACTGAGCACGTGACCAGAAACCGCTGCTCCCCAGCATACGGCCCGATAGGCGCAAGCGCACCCGCGCCGACCGGCCAGGATTGCAGAGAATTCGTGCCACCCAGCACAGGATCGAGGTGGTAGACGACGCCAGCGGTACCGGCCGAGCCGCTGATGCTCAGGACTTGGCCTTCCGGCAGCAGCACGGGCGCTTGCTCGGCGGCGCGTAACGTCAGTGAGCCAACAGCGATCTGTACCGCCTGCAAACGTAGACCCGGACGAGGAATAAAGTATTCGAACCCGCCAGTTAGATTGGCTGACGCTTGGCCCGACGCGATCATTCCCACTTCGGTGCTTGCTTCGAATGTGGCGATGGCGCCAACAGGGCGCTGGGCGTATGGTTTCAGCAAGCGGACGGTCATGGAAGCGGCTTTCTTTCAGTTGGTTTTACTTGCAACTTTATTTGCTTACGATGCCAGTAGCCTGGCCAGGCGACGCGCCACCATTAAGAAAATGGGATAGCCACACGTCCACGTTCCCGCGCCCCGCTGCATTCATCAATCTGGCGACGGCGGCCAGGTCATCCGCAGTCAGCGCAATACGGACCTCCAGCGCGAGCACATCATCGGTATCAGTTGCCATGCGCACGCCCGCGAGCGTGTTGGCTGGAAGCTTGAAGTGTGCGACAACGGCGCGAGCGAACTCGATACCGGTATGGAAATCAATCTGGCTCATGTGACTATCTTTCGATTTGTGTGACCTTGGGTACCAGCCCGGCCGCCGCACTGGCAACACACGCTGGGCAATGGGTAAGCGCCTGCAGCAGTCGATGCGCCTCTTCGGCCTGGGCCAGTTGTGCTGCCAGCTGGTCGATGCGGTGCATGTCGCCGGCCTTGCTGGCGCGGGTGATCAGGTCTCGGTAGTGGCGTGGCTTCATATCACGCGGTCCAGGCATGCAGCGTAGGCTTGGCCGGTGCCCACATCCATGGCCACGCCAGCAGTATGAGTGCGATAGTGGCGCCACCGATTGCCGCAGCTGTCAGCGCGATGGTGATAAGCATCCGGCGGAAGTCGATATCGAACATGCGGCACCTCAAATAAAAAGGCCGCTGGCGCATGAATGCAGGCAGCGGCTAAAGCCAGGGAAGGCGGAGAAAGTGGAGTTCCAAACAAAAAAAGCCTGCGACCTAGAGGTGGCAGGCTTCAATATTTCCGGGCGCAGAAAGTCCCGATGAGCGAATCTTACACCGCTTGCACGGCGTGCGCAAGGGTCAGCATGCCACGCGACCCTTGAGTATTTCGTACAGCCTGTACACGGCTTGGTCGAAGATGGCGTCGAATTGGGCGCGCCAGACACAGCGCGTGTTCAAGCCGAAATGCATCATCACTGCCTCGCGCTGTATTACCGGCAATTCCCACACTGCCGTGTGTACCTCGCGCACCAGGCGCTTGTTCACCTCGATCTCCATGTCTTCGAAGGAGTGTATGCGCGCATCGGGTGCGCCGAGGCATTGTCGTGGCGCGCCCTCGGCCAGCGGCTCACTGGTCCGCATCCAGTCGGCCCACCGGTCGAGCAGCGACAGCACGTTATCGTGGTGCCGCTCCAGCACCGTGCGTGGCTGAATCGATGGAAGGACCGGCCCGCGCACTGCTGGCGCAGGCGTCACCAACTCGGATAAAGGATCGACATAGTCGTCAAAGATCACATCAGGTACTGGTGCGTTCTTGCCGGCCCATCCCAGCGTAATTTTTTCTCGTTTCATCCCATTCCCTTAACTGTTTTTCCATTGCGGGCGCTATCGCCCTATTCTTATTACTGCTAGACAGCTACCACTTGATGCTGCCGTCCTTGCCCCACACTGGGAAGGCATACGCCGCCACGGTGCACACGACCGAAAGAAGCAAGTGGACCGCCGGCATGGTCCCGCGCACGGTGTAGTCGATGCCGCTATACCATCCGATAAAAATCCAAAATAAGAACATCGCCACTGTCGCGATGGTTCGCATCGATATCTTGCGCGGGCTGGGGTACTTCACTTCGTTATACATTTCATTCCCTGATTGATTAGCGCCGCTAAGCGCCGGGGCAGATTCCATCTTTAACCGATGATTCACAATAATCATGAATATGAGGAAATATGCGGCTTGCCGGGGTGGTCTTCGCCACTTTCCCGCCAACGCTTTTGCCATTTCCTATGCTGGGTGCAGCGTCACCGCCAGGCTCAGCTGCGTGGCGATGTGATGCTCCAGCGTCGCGCCGCGCGACACCTCCCAGCCAGGCAACAGGTGGATGCCATCGCACGTCACCAGCTCGGCGATATCGCGCCGCATACACGCTTCCCACGACGTCGTCTGATCTGGGTTCACCTCGGCAGGGTTGATCACGGTATGGCCCTGGGCGCGCAGCTCAGCGGTGGCCGCATGGAACGCGGGGAAGTTGAGGCCCGGCATGCCGGTCATCGGGCCTGCAATGTAGATTTTCATGGTTTTTCTTTCTCGATCAAGGGCGCCGTAATTAAAATTGCCCGTTTAGGCCTTGTCTCCCCAGTTCGCACCCACCGGGCAATGCCCAATTCGCACGCACTCGTTAGGCAGATGCCGTTTGCCATGCCAGCATGCGTGACCCGGCCACCACAACCGCAGTGACAGGCGCGCTGCCGCCCAGGACGCCTGGGTTTCTTCTCGCTGTAACGGACGTTTCCAGTAGATGAAGCGATGCGGCCCCATCCATCCGTGCCGCCGGTTGCCGCCGCACGTAAGGCCGCCGGGTTTAGTTTGTTCAGGTCGACCATCAGGATTGCTCCACAAACGTGATTTCATCGGGCTGGCGCGGGGTCGCGTCGCCCATCAGGTAAATCGAGGTGATTGCTTCCAGCGCCATCAAGTCAATGAGGGCTGCGCGGATCAGTCCGCCATTCTGCTGGGCGGCTTCCGGAACTTCGTCCTGCGCTTGAATGGCCGGCAGCACGCCAGTGCCGCTGCAAGCTGCACACCTGCCCTCCCACTCGCCATCTTGGTAGTGCGTTGCCCCGTGACCGTTGCATGGAGGGCACTCAACCACAGCCTGAACGCGTTCGCGCTCGCCTGCCACCACCGGGCATGCTGCAAGTAACGGCTCCAGCGCGGCACGCAGCCGCTCGCGCAGCTGGTCAGCATCATGGAATTTGATGGCGATAGCGCGCAGGTCATTCACCACTTCGCGCAGGACGTGATCTTTTGGCTTCAATTTATTCTCCTGGTACCGGTTCGATTGCCCCTGAATCAGGGCCGGAAACGCCATCAACTGATGACTGATGATAATCACTACAATGTGTATTCATGCGGCCTCACGGGGTATCTCCCGCCACTTTCTCGCCACGACCAAACCCGATTTTGTCGGCAATATCGTTCTGCGCCTGCGCCGCGGTGTCGCGGTTTTTCTCCAGGTAGGCCATGGTGGTCATCGGCGACTTGTGGCGCATCACGGCCTGGATGGTCTGGATCGGCACGCCCTGCTCCGACAGCATGGTGGCGAAGGTGCCGCGCAGCCTGTGCGGGGTGATGCCCTTGATTTTGCAGCTCAGGTTGGCTGACTTCATGGCCTTGCGGGCGAAGCCGGGCGGGTGCTGCTGGGCGCCGCCGCGCTTGCCGGCAATGAGGCCCTCCACCTGGCGGTGCGGCGCCAGCTGCTCGACCAGCCAGTCCGGTACCGGCACCGGCTCGGCCTCGCGGCCCTTGGTGATGCCCGGCGTGTAGGTGGCGCGCTGCCAGTCCAGCCATTCCCATCGCGCGCCGGCCGCCTCGGACTCGCGCAGGCCTAGGCCAAACATCAGGCGAATGGCCGTGGCCACCGACGGATCGGAGCGCGTTACCTTGTCGACGGCAGCGAACCACTCGGCCACCGCGGCGATCGGCAGGATCGAGCGCGGCCGCTTCTGCACCTTCAGCATGCGCACCTGCCAGGGGATCGAGCGGATGATCTCGCGCTTCACGGCCCAGTTGGCGATCAGCTTGAGCACGCGCAGCCAGTGGTTCGCGCTGGCCGGCTTGTGGTCGACCAGGTGCTGGTTGCGCGCCAGCTCGACGTGGCTGGTGGTGATCTGGTTCAGCGGCAGGCTGCCCAGGTCGTAGAAGTGCAGCCGGGCGGTGGTCTCCACGCTGCGCTGGTGCGCGGCGCTGCTGATCGGGCCGTTCACCTCCAGCCACTCCTGTGCCATGGCCGCCAGCGTCGGCACGACTTTGCCGCCGTTGGTCAGGGTCAGCGCCTCGTCATACGCGCGCTGCGCCACCGCGTTAGCTTTCGTCTTGCTGCTCTCGCGGGTGCTGCGCTGCACGCGCGCGCCGGCGATCTGGAAGCGATAGTGGTAATTCTTGGCCTTGCCGGCGCGGAACAGGTGGAAGGTCATGCTGCAGCCCGTCCGCGATACGATTCCCAGTCGAACACCACCCACTGGCCGCCCTCACGTAGCCGGTCAAAGCTGCGATCACCCAGGAACGATTTCAAGCCGCCCTTGCCCTGGTTCGTCAGCAGGATGGTCGGCATCAGCGCCCGGTACCGCTTGTCGATGATGTCGAACAGGTTCACCTGCTCGGCCTCGGTACCGTACTGCACGCCGACCTCGTCGAGCACCAGTAAATCCACGCCGGCCAGCATGTCGAGCACCTGCGTTTCAGTGCGCTCGGAATCGCGGCGCCAGGTGTTACGGATCATGCGCACGGCATCGATGGCGCTGGTGTAGAGCGCAGTGTGCCCGGACATGACCGCCTGGGCGATGGCGATCGCCAGATGGCTCTTGCCGGTGCCAGGCACGCCAGAAAACACGATCACGGTACCGCTGCGGCGGTGTGCGTCGAAGTTACCGGCAAACTCCATGGCCACGCACAGCGCCCGCTCCTGCGCATCGTTTTCGACGATGAACGATTCGAACGTCTTGCGCCGGTACCGCTCGGGGATGCCGGCCTGGTTCAGGCTCGATTCCAGCCGGCGCTGCGCCTCTGCCACACTACGGACGGCTTCGGCTTGATCCTTCTCGGCCTGGGCCTGCTTCGAACAATCCGGGCAGCCCATCCAGTGCGTCATGCGGCCGACGGCAAAGCCCTTGGCCGTGTAGTCGCCATGAATGTCGCACGACGCGGGACGCTCGCTCTGCGCCACCGTCAGGGCGGCAAGGCGGTTAGGTAATTCGGCCATCGTGGATTCCTTCGTGATAGTTTATATTTTCAAAATTGCTGTGGCGCGATGCCTGCTGTGGCCCGGTCCGCTGGACGTTGCCTGCCGGCGGCAAGACCCATTCCGCCTTGAACCCCTGCCAGCCGCGTGTGCAGCACATCGCCAGTGTCGAGTCCAGGCTCATGCCGGCCGCGTCCGCCTCGCGTTTGATCGCGTCCAGGGCCGTCTTGCTCACCGGCGCCTTCTTGGTCTTGCGCAGTGCTAGCCAGTCCGCCGCCGTTTGCTGAGTGACGCCCGATGCGACCAGATCCACTTGTGCCGAATACTTCGGCGCAGCCGCAGCGGCCGGCACGGCCGTATGTTCTTTGTTCTTTTCTGTATCTGTATCTGTATCTGTATCTGTATCTGTATCTAGGGCGTTACTTTTCCGTTGCGGTAACGTTACATCGCCGTTTCGCGCTACTTCTTCGGCTAATTTCTTGGCCGCCCGGTGCTTCGCCACCCTCTGTGCGCTGGCGTCTGAGCTGAACTGGCGCTTTTCCCAGTTCAGCAGTTCCCACGCCTCGTTGATGAAACCTTTCGCGAGGAAAAGCGCCTTCGTTTCTTCAAGTTGCGCGGCGTCGATACGCAGGTGAAACGCAATCTCATCTGCCTGTAACGTTACAAGCGCGTTACTGCAACGCATGCACATCAACATGACGTAACGACGCTGCATTACCTCGGGCAGCATTTGCACCTTCGGGTCGTGCGCGAACTCGGCATACATGCGGAACCAGGGGTTGGACATTATTTCCACCCACCCCGTCCAGCATCGACGGCGCGTATCGCATGCGCCTGGTCGTTGTTCAAAGTCATGTCCAGCCTTCCATCCAGCCGTGAATGGGTCGGGGCGTGACCGGCGGGCTGGATTCGCCAGGTCGCAGCTGCGCAGCCGCTGCCCCGTTTGAAACTTGTTCTGGCCGTGCTGCCAGACTTTTTGGTGGGGATTACCTTTGGGTGTTAAATTATCAATTCCACTCAACAATTTACATAAGGCAATCCCCGTGAAACTTGATCGCGCTTTGCAGCGGAAAATACTTGAAGACCTAGCGCCCCATTTCACTGGGATGCCGCAATACCTGATGGGCAAGCAAACGCCACAAGAAGAGCGTGATAGTCTTGTGTTTAATCTGATGTATCTGCAGGCGCATGGGTTGGTCGAAGCGGGCCTGACTCAATTTGCCGACGGCACTTGGGGGCACGGCGGTGCTCGCATAACACACGATGGGCTCGATTTTTTGGAGGCAGACGGCGGACTGTCTGCAATCCTTGGTGTGATTGTGATTAAATTTCATGACGATGCAATCAAACAAATCCTCGAGGCCCACATCCAGGCATCCAACCTTCCTGCCGCTGAAAAGACTGGATTCGTTGATCAGCTCCGAGAGCTGCGTGGCGAGTCCATAAAACACCTGACATTGAAACTATTGGATGCGGCGGCGGACAGTGTCCCGGCCGTACTTCGGTCAATTCAAACGTTGGTATAAGGCGGCCTGCGGTTTTCTGCTCCCAGCCATCGCGTCGCTCATAGCGCTCGTAGCCGATTGGTTCGTCAGCGCCAAGCTTGCCCAATGCGAGCCAAAACTCGGTCAAATGCGTATCGATGGACAGATAGGTTTCGGTCGAACCAGTAAAGGCGCGACCAGTAAGGCGAACCTGGCTTGCTGGCTTCAGGTCGCCGTCAGCGATTGGGCTCATGCTTTCTCCCTCGCCGCGCGCCCCGGATGCAGCACACGCTGCAGCACATCCTTCGTCCGGGACATTGCCTTGCGCGCGCCGGTGAGGATGCGCACGATGCGCGCCTTCTTCTCAGCCGCCCGCGCTGCCTTGCGCAGCGCGATTTCGTAATTGGCTTGCGTGGGCGCGGCCACGACGGCCGCCAGCGAGGCCATCGCGTCAGCGTCAGCACTGGCCAGGTCGCAGATATCGCCCAGGCCCAGGCCGCCCTCGTCTTGCGTCTCGATGGCGCGCACGCACAGGCCGAAGCGGCGCAGCATGTCGTTCAGGCAGTGCACGCGCGCGTCGTCGGGCATGCCGGCCAGGATCGACAGGATGAAGTTGGACGGCAGGAGGTTGTTTTCCTTGGTCTCGTCATCGAGCCAGCGCAGCACGCGGTCGCTGTTGTTCTTCATGCGCTGGAACTCGTCCGTATGCGCGTCGAAGCGAATGCCGGTGACGGCCGGGCCGCCGACGTGCGCATGCGCCGCGACGACCATGTCGATGGCGCTCGCGCTCGACAGGCCGGCGGCCCGGCGCCAGTCGGCCACGTGCTCGCGCAGGATGCCGATCAGGGTTTTGTGCGACTCGTTACGCATTGCGTCTCCTATGACGTTTTGTGATGCAACTGCTACTGCAAATTAGGGTGAGGGTTGCCGATGCGCTACAGTGTCAGTTCCACAACATCAACCCGACACAAAGGAACCCTCATGGACTACTCGAAATACGCGCTTGCACTCCAGCTGCTACAGCTGGCAAAACCGGAAATTGCTGCGGCAATCGAGGAAAAAACCCGGCGCACGCCACTCAAAACACTCCCCTGCGATGATCTGGAGGCAATCGTGTTCGACTACTTGGATCAGTTGAAGCCCGTGGTGAACCACATTGATCAATGGGCAGCTGGTACTGATCCGCGATAAATTTTTGGCCACTTGTACCGCCCATGCAGATGCTGGCGCAGATGGGCAATCGCACAGCCGGCAGCCTCTAGTTCAGCCTCCCTGGCATCAAGCGCGGCCAGGCGGACTGGATCTTTTGCCAGCCCCGCTTTCATCAGCGCAAGCTGCTGTCGGCGGGCGTAATTGTCATCAAGCAAACTCGTCAGCCTTTTGTACTCGACCATCTCGGCCGCGTTCAGCGGTCCCGGAACTGGCGGCTCCGACTGGACCTCTGCTGTTTTGTGCGACTCGTTACGCATGCTTTTTTCCCTGGGGTAATTTATGCTGGGTGAATGGACAATATTTCATCAACGCATCTCAATTTGTGCATTCGGCAGGTCCGGCCAAATCAAATTCCAGTCATCGGGCCTCAGTTCTTGTCTCGTTACCTGCCCAGCCGTTAAGGATTCGATTGATGCGCAGTACCGAATAGGGATAGGCCGGATGCTCTTGATCCACTGATGAAGCACTGCTGGAGAAATTTGGAGGGCCCTCGCGAAATCTACTTGGCGGGTCTTCGAATTAGTCAGGTAGGTTGAGAGGTTCATGCCGCAATAATAGCATTGCTATTTCGTAAGTCAATAGCAATGCTCGTTGCTTCGTTAAATAGCATTGCTATACTTTGCCAATGAAAAAAGAAACAAACTCACTAGAACCCTGGCAACAAGAAGACGCCGCCCGACTAAAGGAACTGTTTGCTGCTCGCGAGCCTAAACTTTCGCAGGCGGAATTTGGTGCGACGTACTCGCTTGGATCGCAGGCTATGGTGTGGCAGTACCTTTCTGGTCACCGCCCTCTCAATCTAAAGGCGGCTCTCAACTTTGCTCGCGGACTTCGTGTCCCGGTGAGGGCAATCAGCCCTACGCTGGAATCTCAATTGCTCCAGTCAGTAGAATCTGTGGGCGAGCAGCAATACGAGGAGGTTCGCATGGCTACTGGGAAGTATCAGGAAGTCGTCGTGGCAGATCCAGACAGCCCGGAGTTCTACCAGATCCCCAAGGTCAAGCTGCGCTTATCGGCGGGTATGACGGGATTCCAAACCGTTCCTGAAATTTACGACGGCAGCAAAGTGAGCGTCAGCAAGAACTGGGTGGATAGGAACGGTTTTATCCCCAGCAAACTCCTAGCGCTGACCGTAAAAGGGGAAAGCATGGAGCCTAACCTGTATGCGGATGATGTAGTCATCATCAATACAGGTGACACAAAAATCGTTGATGGGGCAGTTTATGCAGTAAATTATGAAGGGGAAGCTGTGGTCAAGCGCATGGCGCGAGATTCCGGAGAATGGTGGCTATCGTCAGACAATCCAGACCAGCAAAAGTATCGCAGAAAACGCTGTCGTGATGGAGAGTGCATGGTAGTGGGCAAAGTTGTCAAAAGAGAAACTGAAAGAATATGAAAATAAGGGTATTCGGATTGTCTGGTTGAAACTATGCTGCCGGGTCGTTGCCGTACAGAATGTCGTCCATGGTTGACAGAGGGGTGCCGTAGTTGAGCAC